ATGTTAAGATTGCTACATGAATACAACAGAAATCATCGATTGTTTAGGTGGCACGTTTGCAGTAGCAAAGATGTGTCGCGTCACGCCAGCTGCCGTTAGTCAATGGCGCAATAACGGATTGCCTGGTTACCAACTGTTGCGAATTGCCGCCGAGCTTGAAAAGAAATCAGCCGGCAAATGGAATCGTAAAATGGTTAGCAATTGGCAACAAATCTGGCCCGAGTTGCATTAGGTTAAGAAACGTATATAATTAAATTGTTGTCGTGGAAAACAACTAAGCCGTTTAAGTCTATGCCTTGCCCCGAAATTCAGGGGTTTCCACCAAGGTATAGATTTAAGCGGCTTTTTGTTGTCTGATAACTGTCAGGGCGCATTAGCTAACAGAGTGACCGCTCGTACCCATTTAGGTCAAACATTGTTTTACAGTTGTATCCCGTGTGACCCGCACGCCCCAGTAGAGAAATCGAACAGGATATAGACAGACTAGAGAAATCTAGTAAAACCATTTACTGTAGGTGTTGATCTTTATTACTTGCAAGGACTGCTAGTAATTTAGGGAATCTACGGGTGGGGTGAGCCGCCTGCCATAAAGCTAACAAGCTACAGGTCTGTCGTAAAGGATTTATCCTCAACTACTACGGTGGGTGGGTATAAGGGTAGGGGAACTATTGTCAAAAATATATAACATCTGACGTAAATGTCACATATACCTTACAAATACCGACCTTTTGATTCATATGTGATACATAGGGTATGCACCTAGTAAATACATCTTGATCAATACGTTTAGTTGGCTTAATGTATTCTTTTTTGGAGAACATATGTCAACACAACAAAAGATTTTAAAGTATTGCATTGAGCCTAAAACAACCGTTCAAATTGCTGAATACCTTGGTCTTGAAAAACAGTCAATTTATACGCATCTGAACAACCTACAGCGTCTGGGCAAGATGGAAAAGCGCGGGGATGGTAGGCGTAGGGTTAGTCCTGCAATGTTCGTCACTGTGCGCCAAGCCCCAACAGCTACCGAATCTACAGACAATTATGAAAACCTTGTTATCACTTACGCCCACAACCCTTTTGGATTACGACCATGAATGACGATATGTGCAAAGGAGTGTTTTTAGGTGTTTTAGCAACAATTGTGCTTTTATCTTTAATGGGGAAAATATGAACAAGTCCGACTATATCCACCTGTTTAAAGAAGCTTGCGGTGGTCGCTGCAATGCTGAATACAACCCTTGTGCGTATCGCCAGGCTGCTGACTCGTTAACAAAATTAAAACCTACAGCATACATTGGTGATAAAGGGGTTTTTCTGCGTACCGTTACAAAACCTCATTTGTTTACGGCGCTTTACGCTTTTAATTGGGAAAACAATGAAGATGCGCCACTATCGTAAACAGTTTTGGTATTTCCCCGAACTAAGTGTGTTTATGAAATCGCATAACCGCAAAGTTATATTTCGCAAAGTCTATTACGTTTTTTAGGTGACAAATGAACCCACTTAGCCCGAAACAAATTTTAAGAAACCTTGAGAATGGGTTTTTTATGACTCACCAAGAACAAATTGAGGCAGCGCAGCTGATACGCCAGTTGCAAGAATCTAACAGAGTGCTATCTGAGGGAATCTTGGAATATGCAGAGGCAGCTGACAGGTTGCGCCGTGAATTGGTCGATATATCAAAAGGATTGAAATGAAACTAACTAACCTGTACGTTGCCGCTGCCGACAAGCTACGCTCTAAAGGCTTGGTTTCCGATAGCCGTGAAATGACTCTGACTTTGTGTTTATCAGAACTTGGTCTATTAGCCCCGACTGGTGAACGTGCGTTACTTGAGAAATACCTTACTCACGTTGAGAAAAAGATCGACAGATTTGACAGACCGGCTTACAGACTGTCACCAGCCATGCGTATAGCCGCTCAGAGAGCCGCAAAAGAGCAAACGGTACTCATGGGTGTGGGAGGATGGTAATGATGCTATGGGACTGGATTTTTATATTTTATTGCGCTGCCGCTGCATTGGTTGCTACAGCTCTTTGGGTTCGTTGGTCACGCCCGACAAACTTTCCCAAAGAGTTTGTTTGTGATGGTTGCGGTCAAGTTTGTACAACGTTGCGTGACGGGCTTTGTGTTTACTGCGATAGGCACTTTAAACCAACATCGCAGAAGCCTTTACCTTAACGTCAGCAACTCGATTTAGCCATCCTTTGCCAAACGTTGCAAAGGTAGTCAAAGACCGATAAAAATCCTCTTTGGCTTGGCTAAATCGCTCAATTAGATCAACAGGGTCAACGGTCTGCATAGCTGCCATTGTCATTGGCCCAAACCCACCGTCTGGCGTTACACCAACGGCGGTTTGCAACGTCTTAATTGCTCTGCCTGCGCCGGCATTAACGGCAAAATCAAACATTAAATAATCAAGACCTACTGGCAACTCATCGCCACGCACAGCATCCCAAAACTTCTTTTTATACATTGGCTCGACCTTTTCAGGTGTTAGCCCACGCATTTCAGCCTCGTCAGAACCACGGCCTACCCAGTTTTCCCAAGTTGCCTTGGTTACGCCCAAGTTAGTCATGCCGCCTGGATCACTTGGGTGGTTTACAAACCCGCCTTCCGACTTCAGCATCAATTTAAAAGAATTGTCCCAATTACTTTGCATCGTCTTTCCCTATTTTTATACCGGCTATCGTGCCAACAAATGCGCCGACGATCATATTGAAAGCGGGGTTGATTAGTTTAAAAACTTCAGCGTTATCGACGCGTTCATCGAACAGACCGACAAGCACAACGCAAACCGTACTCATCAGCACAATTGCTAGGCTGACGCAACAAATAACGGTAATTCGATCGGCTACGCTCATTTGATACCTTTTCTCCAATTTTGAAGTTCAATTAGCATCAAGGTCGTTTCAGCGCATTGTCCAATAAAAATTGGGTCGGCGGGGGCTGCATTAGGGCAGGCGGCGGGTTTGGGAACGGTGGGCACGTTACTGCGATTGGTACTGGGCTGCTGCACCCGCTCAGAATAATAATTGTGAACAGCACTAAGGCGAGCCTCATATTCATTCTTGATTGACTCTGATATAACTTCATGTTCTTTCACCTTTGCTTGGTTGATAACTTCTTGCGCTTTGCCGACCGCTGCGACTTCAGTTTGGTACGTTAGCAGCTTCTTGTGTTCGTGATTCCAACCCATAAAGTACATGACCGCGCACAGCGCCAAAGCCGCCGCAATTTTCATCCATAAAGCACTAGGAAATAAAGCAAACATCAATGCCCCTTGAAGTTATTGTCATCCATCGTTGCAAAGCCCATATAAGAGCCTACAACGGCGCTGACAAAGATATAGAACGGCATGGCTATAGTGCCAAGCGTAGGGGACTCAGATACCAAGATAAGGCAGGGAAAGACCAAAGCAGCAAGCATAGACAACCACGCCATTCTGCGTCGATTTTTCCAACGATCCATTACTTGTCTACCTTGGACTCTAGCTTATCAAACAGTCGATCAAGCAACATCTCAACTCGATCAAAACGCTTATCCATTTCTGATTTGAGCGTATCCATTTCTGATTTTTTAACGTATACATCGCTCACATGAAGTTTTAGCCCTGCAATATCGGCCTTCAACTCTTTAACCGAATCCCACAATTGTCGGCAAAACCATCCACTAACTGTTAATAAACAGCCAGCGCCCACGTTGATAAAATTTTGCCAATCCATGAATTATTCCGGATATTTTTTAAATGGTGAACATTGCATAGCAACTAGCTTTTTACCATTAACGGTTTCACCTAACAACTTGTATCCAAAGATAATTTCTACGCATCGGTCTTTATAAAAGTAAAATTGCGCCCGTAGCAACCAACCAATGTCACCATTGTCGTTGCACACTTTCCAAAAACTGTACACATTTTTGCCTGACTTCCATTGGCTGTCATTGTCTTTGGTATATAAAACAAACGTGCCTTTTTCTACATAGCCCCACTTTGCACCAAAACCATACGCTGCATTGCGCCATAACCAAAACACACGACTGACGTAACGTAGCCAATAATGGCTGTCGTAATAGGCTTGGTCATACTTGAGCTTTAATGGGCTTGGGTAATCGCCGTACCACCACTCGTCTAACGGTGCATCTGATGACTGCCAAATGCGTAACGATGGGATTAAAAACTCACGCAATTTGCCAGGGTAAAGCGACGGCAATCCGGTTACTTCAGATTCTTCTGCGTGGGTTACAAACAACGCTAAAAATGGCGCAAGAGGAAACGCTAAGATAGTCAATCCAATCAGGCCAACCGACTTAACAAACCATATTGCGACAGATTTAAACATTTTTTTTTACCCAAGATGTTGTTGCCTCATCCCAAAAATAAAAATTACCGTCATCAGGCATAGCAATTGGTGCTTCCCACAAATAATCGGAATTTAAAGTCCAACTTAGAAATGGTTGCGGGGCGTAAAATACATCTTTTTGAGCGTCATAAGTGTAGCCAATGCCTGCATAATTGCCACGCAAAGGAGTACCGCCTTTTGTGTGCTTATTGCCATAAGTGTTATATGACGTTGCCAACCATGTGCCAGGGCTTGAGTCCACAAACGTGTCAAAAAACTCAGGCTCTGCAACGATGACTTGCGTAACTTTACCGTCTACTACCTTTGCAAAATGTCCCATAATCGTCCTTATGCGTTGTAAGTGCCAGAGGCTGTGAAAGTGTGAATGGTGTACCCACCTGAACTTGTAATTGTGCCGCCTGTGCCACGTTGTGACCCAAGGTAAGCAATAACTACAATTCCAGACCCACCTGCACCGCTAGTAAAGCCGCCGAATCCACCACCACCACCGCCGCCGGTGTTTGCCGTTCCAGATGTTCCGGTAGTTGATGCACTTCCTGCGCCACCACCGCCAGTACCGCCTGCGCCACCCGTTCCAGTTCCACCACCACCGCCGCCGCCAGCGTAAGTTACAGCAGAACCGCTAATTGAAGATGATGCACCCGCACCACCAGCGCCGGCATTACCGCTTCCATTGCCATTGCCACCAACCGCAGAAGCACCACCCCCGCCGCCTGCACTTCTGTACGTTACGGCATCAGTTTGACCAGAGCCGCCTGCAAAACCTTGCCCAGAAGTTGCTGCACCGCCGCTAAATGTTCCCGCGCCACTACCGCTACCTCCACCACCGCCTGAACCACCGGCTGAACCCGCACCGCCTAAACTTGATCCACCGCCGCCTGTTGCTGTAGCAATACCCGCAATAATAGAGTTTGTTCCGTTGTTGCCTGTTCCCGTTGAAGCAGCTGCACCGCCAGCACCAACTGTGATCGTATAGGCTGTCCCTGAAGTTAACGTTGCTGAACTTGCTAACAAACCACCCGCACCACCGCCGCCACCGTAGTTACCAACACCACTACCGCCTCCGGCAACAACGAGATAATTAACAGAATAATTAGGCGCTTGATTAAATTGCACCCATGCAGCACTTACTGAGTCATACCATTCAGGGAAACCAGTTGTGGAGTTTTGACGAATCAAGCCTGATGCACCTGTGGGTCGTTGTGCAGTAGTGCCAACAGGCATTTTCCATGCGCCAGTACCTGAACTGGTCATTTGAACGCCTGCACCTGTAAGCGTTAAAACACCGCTGATTGTCAAGTTTGTAAATGTAGTTGCTGAAACGCCAACTACTTGAAATTGCGTACCGTCGTAGACAACAACAAACAAATAGTTTGCAGTTAAGTCACCCGCTGATAGTGCTGTATTACCATTTTTGGTAATAGCTTTTGCGCCTAACGAGCTAATGTTAATTGTCACCGCGCCAGTATTTGTATTAGCCGCAACAAACGCAAACATTTGACCCGCAGCATATGCAGTTAATGCAGGGCTAACAGTTGCTGTAATCGTATCTGTTCCCGATACAGTCAAGAACGAGCCAAACGAGTTTTGCACTTGTGCAATGTTGGCGGAATCAGTTGCTGCCGAACCCGCACTCAATCCTGTGAACTTAAACGTTCCCATGGGAAGATTGGCTGTCGGTGTTGTTTGACCGTCTTTTGTAAGAGCAGTCGATAGGCCGGTAGCCAAATCAGCGGTCAGCGCATTAAATGCCGTTGATGAAATGACTGTGCCTGTGACAACTGGCTGACCAGTTGAGTTGATTACAAATGTACCGCTGCCGTTATAGCTCATGGATTACCTCTTATTGGTTCATAAAAGACGATGGCGTTAAAGTTCCACGCAAAGCGTCAGCCATCAATCGACTTCTATCTGCTGGGTTTGCTTGTGCAATCAGTTTAGCCGTTGCCTGTGGGTCTAACAATGCTTTTGCCAAAGCTTGCTGCATTAGCGTATCTGCCTCGCCATATATACGAGTTAAATAACCACCAATTGCAGGTATTTTTCCAACAGATTCCACTAAACCAATCGGCATACCCACTTGTTGAGCCATATTTGCCATTGATAATTTTTGGAAAGTATCAGAGCCAGGGCCACGGCCTAAATTTTGAGCATTTGTTTTTCTGGCTAAATCTTGAGCAACAGAATTTAATGTACCCATTTGCTCTGGAGTCATTGTGCGTTCTAATGTTGCACCTTTAAATCCAGTTGCTGTTTTTGCTGTTTGATCAGCATTACGCAATGCTAGGGCATATTTTGCAGCGGTTTCTGATCCTAAAGCGCCATAATCAGCTAATGCGGGTTGCATTTTATTGAGCAGTTCTTGCCCAATTTGCATCTGATTAATTGGTTGCGAAAGTTGTGCAAAATTTTGTTCTGCTGTTTTAAAAGATGGCTCAACTTTACTTAATTGATTTTCTAAAGCTCGTTTAACCGTTAATAATTCACGTTTTAACAACGGATTTTCTGTTGTTGCAAGTATGTCTTTGATGCCACCAATTGAAGAAATAATGTTTTGAGGCTTATCTCTCAACACATAATCAGGCGTTTTCAATTGCGCTCTAGCATAATCAATTGCTTCGTTTGCGGTTTTGCTTGTGCCTGATAAACCTTTTAATTGCGCCAAACCTTCTTCAGCATCAATTGATCCTTTACGGATTCGATCCATTACAGTTCTAGCGGTTCTAACCGCATCAGAATCCGCATCTGACATTCTCTTTGTTAATGTTTCATCTAATTGTTTCCAAGCATCAGCACCTCGTTGTTGTGCAGGATAAGGTTCAAACAACGTTTCACGAATTTGATTAAGCTCTTTAACTAATTGCGGTCTGCCTGAGTTTTTAGCTGACAATCTGTCAATTAAATTAACTACTCTCGTTGAGTCAACTTGAGCTGTTGATTGTTTAGCTTGTTCGTATAACGGTTGCGTTTTTGTTTTACGAGCCAATTCTGCTGCTGCTAATGATGCTTCATCACCTGCAACGCCACGCAATGCCTGTACTCTAGCTGCATTTTGCTCTAAACCTCTTTGCGTGTAAGGTTCAGGAAATGCAGCAGCAGCAGACCTTTGAAGTGCGCCAATACCACCACTTTCAGCAACTTCTGCCGCAGTAGGCATTGACCCTGGCACTAAAGATTTAGCTGCGGTTAACTTTTCAACAATATCGCCAACTCTATCTTCAGGAATAACGTTTCTTAAAACATTAGCAAGAATTTGATTTCTGCCGCCTTCATATAAAGGTTGAATTGCAGATTGACCAAGTTTGTAAGTTTTACCCGCTGCTGCACTTGCACCGCCAGGCGCTAATGCGCCAGCAACCGTTGCGCCAAACTCAGCAGCAGGGCCACCACCAAATGCTTTTGTTGTACTTCCCGCACCAGATGCTGTACCACCTGCAATAGTTTGCATAACTGGCGCTTGAGCCAATTGTTCAATAACTTTTTGCGTAACTGTTGGTGAAACTGCGGCAGGTGCAGCAGCTAATTCAGGCGCAGTTAATCCCGCTAATCTTGTTGGCGCTAAAGCAGTCATGCCTTGCGTCAATAAACCTGCTAAACGTGTGCCAGTTGCTGCGCCGGTCATTCCTCTAGTTACATCGCCAACTACATTTTCAAGTTTCCCTTGTGGCTCTGGCAAACCAATAGCATTTGCGCCTGCTGTTGCCATTTGACGCAATGATGCAACAGGTGGCCCGCCTAAGGCTTGAGATGCAGCGTTCATTGGAACTTGAAACGGCGCAAGCAACATTGAGCCAACATCACCTAATCCTTCCATACCATAACGAGTTGTTAATCCAATTTGACGTGGTAACTCTTTAATTGAACCCATAACGCTTTCGCCAGTTGTTGGCTGTTTTGGCGTTGGTGGCGCAACATATGGTTCTGACTTTGGTAAGGCAAATTCTGAATTTAAAGCATCAAATGGATTTGCTTGTTGTGTGGAGTCTGGCACACCAAGTCTAAATTCTTCATTTAATGATGCAAAAGGGTTTTCTGTTGTTGAAACAGGATTGGCATCAGACGTTGTTACATTGGCTAATATTTGCATAGCCTTAGGGTTTTGCCTAAAATAATTCGTTCCATTAATTATTGAATTAACATATTCAGGGTGTTCTGCATAACCACCTTGTTTTAAAGCAGTTGCAAACTTTACTGCATCACTTCCTGACCCTACAACACTAGGGTATCTGCGTCTAATTAAATCAACAAAATGTTCACCAAAAGCGTCGGGAGTTTCAAATGCTCGATATTTGTCGGTGCGCCCATTGTAATTATCAACGGCAGATACCCCACCGCCTGAAAAGTCCATAATGTTGCCAAGATTGTTTGTGCCAGGAATAACAGATTTTCCCCAGCCCGTTTCCATACCCCATTGACTTAATAAAAGATCAGGACTTACGCCTAATTGATCGCCAACCTTTGTTGCCAAGGGTGCATATTGAGCCGCAAATTGTTCTGGATCAGCCATTATTTAATCCCGTACTTTTGACGCATGGTAATAGGTTTACCATCAGCTGACCTACCAATTGGCATATCAAATACAGAACCTTCGATTTTTGACCATTCTGTGCTGATTGTTCCTAATTTGCCTTTATGAACTTGCGGCATATCGGCTGCTTTTTGAAAATACCCTGCTTTGCGTTGATCTTGTAATGCCATAGCTTGTGCAAGATCAAGCGTAAAATCTTTAGCTTGTGGTGTATCTGAAAGCGTAACAAACGTTTCACGACCTGTAAGAGCATCACGTTCTGTTTGTGGCCCTTTCTGTGATGCCAACCGATCAAGCAACGCTTTTGATCCTTCTTTTTGAAAGATTTGGGCGCTTGTTGCAAATTTCTCAGCATCTTTAACGCCAGCAGCTGCAAGCATATTTGCAATATTTGCTTTAGTTTCTGTGCCAAATCCAGTTTGAAGATCGGTGTTACGCAAAACGGAAACACTATCAAGAGTTTTTTGCGCTGTTTGACCTTGCAAGAAAACTGGTGCTGCTACATTTTTACGCCAATCTTCATTTAAACCAATGTCAGCAGCTTGCATAACAGGGCTTTCTTTTGTCACAACAGGTGCTGCTCGTGTTGGTTGATTGGTTTGCACACCTGTCAAAGGCAATCCCATATTTGCAGCTTGAGTTGTTGCAATTGTTCTACCTTGTGGATCAAGCGCCTCTGCCGGCGTTGTTTGCGCCCTGCCTAAACCTGTACCAAACGCTTCTGCTTGATTAATTCCTGCAACTGTTGGGCCGTAATTGATAACTGGACTCGCAACAGCACCGCTAGGTGTTATTGTTGTTTGCACACCATTTTTAGGCGCAATGTAAGATGGCATATTTTGCCCAGCAGGTATTAATGCACCACCTTCGGCAATAACTTGACCAGGTACATAACCGCCTTTAAACACAACATTAGCCATAGCCCTTTGATATTCTGGGCTACCTTTCCCATAAATTGCTTCAATGTTTTTCATATCAGACGTTGGTTCTAGTTGTTTAACCAACGCTTTTAAATATTCTTGTTGACCCATATTTCGCACTAACATTGCATTGACCCGTGGGTCACTATGCAACATTGGCATTTGTCCTGCTTGTGATGCTGCTTGCTGACCTGCTTGCATAGGCGCTTGAGCCATGCCAGGCATACTAATTGGCATAGCTTGTGCAACAGGCTCTGTCGGTTGTGGCGCTGGTGGTGACCCTTCACCATAATTAATATTTGCAATTGGCTGTTGCTCTAATACTTTAGCTAACTTTTGTGGCCCTGCCATTGGCGGCAAATTGCTTAATGCAAGTTCTTGATTGCCAGCTTTAAGCGCCAAGTCTTGCCGAGCTTGATCTGCGCTATCCATTTGCTGCCCTGCAAAATAACCTTGCAAAACTTTAGCGATACCAGATAACGGAGAAATAGGCGCTTGAATACCTTGGTATCCACCAACTTCAATTGGTTGCAACGCTTGTTGTTGCAAAATTTGAGCTAATTGTTCACGACGAGCAATTGAGCGGTAATCTTCATCGTATGGCCCTGGCGCTCTGTAGCCTTGCTGAGTCGGAATATTAGGAAGCATAGTTGCCATGACTTACCCCGTGTAATTGTTTGCGGTTACGTCTGGCCCGACAGCGTTACCACGATCAAACATACCGCCAGTTTGCGCTTGCCCAAGTTTTAATCGTGCAATGTAATCTTGCATATCTTGCATCTGATTCTGTTTTTGCATTTGCCCGTACTGACTCATAGCGTTTTGTGCGCCTGCAAATGGGTTTTGAGCCTGTGGCATTTGCTGTTGCATATCACCTTGCATCTGAGTCGGTTGAGATTGTTGTTGCAACATTTGAGCCATTTTTTGCTGTGGCGTGAGATTAACGTATTGGTTTAGCATTATAGTTTCCCGTAATTAACCATCATGAAGCCGCTTTGATGCGGCACGATTGCATCCGGCATTACTTTGGCAACTTCGTCTGCCATCACGCCACGTTCACGATTACCAAAAATATCGTATTCATAAATACCAATGCCAAGTGGGTGAATACCAACTTGAACGATATTTGATTTTAAACGCCTATCTGAGAATTTAGGTGCAAACATTGCAGCCGTACCCAATGCGCTAAATAAGCCCTGAGTCGTTGCGTTATTACCCGCTTGCTGAATACCGTAATTTTGCATTGCCGCTTGATTTTGAGCTTGCGTAGCTGCAAACGTAGGCGCTGGTGCAACTGACGTACCTTGGTAACCTTGGAATTGGGGCAATTGAATCTGCGACCCACCCATAAGCCCAATAACTTCATTGATTGGTTGCGCCCGTAATGCCAAATCTTGCGCCAATTGTTGTTGCTGTGCAGTATTTTGAAATTGAGCTTTGTTTAATGCTTGGCTGTATTGAGTGCCTTGGGTTTGCATCCCTTGACCATAATTTTGACCTATCGCTGAGTTATACAGCCCTGCGCCTGACAGTTGAGCTTGATTGGCAAAATTTCCAAGTGTTTGTTGCTCATTTAACCCTTGTTGTCGGGCTGCCATGTCCAAGTTAATACCTTGCAATGCTGCCTGACTATACAAATCGTTTTTACTTAATTCACGATTGCGAAACGCTGCATCATAGGCAGCTGTGCCAGGCGCTAAACCTTGGTTTGCCAACGCTTGCTTAAATGACGTATCGCCTTGTTGAATCGTTGGATTTAGACGCTGAAGAATTAAATCTTGTGCAGTTGTTCCTGCATTAATAGGCATTGCTGCAAGGTTGCTTGTATCGAGTGACATTTGCAACGGAACGCTAGTTTTAGCGTTGTAATTACTAGCATCTGGTACAGCGTTATAGCCACCATAATCGTGTGCAATTGCTGTTGTTGTTGGCACAAAAGGTTGTGACAATGTAGCTTTTGCATTTGCAATCCCTGTTTCACCAAGATTTGCCAATGCAGTCTGCACGCGTTGCTGCGAGTCTAAAGTTTGCTGCGCTTGTGGAGTAAGTGTTTGCGTAACCGTAGGCTGACCACCCCCAGTCATGTATGCTTCACGAGTTGGCGCAGCGCCTCGTTTTGCATTAGCAGCATCGTATCCGGCTTGGTCAAAATACGTTGCCCCTGTGGTCGTATCACCTTCGGGACTGCCTTGCCGCATAAATGCATTACGGTCTAAATTGCTTGCGTTGTATTTAGCCAACGCAGCATCATAAGCACCTTGGTCAAATGCTGGATTTGAGTAAGAAACCGTTTGATTCCCAAATGGCGTGTACATATTTGGGTTTGACATTAAATTAGATTGTTTTGCAGCAAGCAAGTTTTGCGTACCTTGCTCTTTTGCTGCGCCAATATAATCTGGTGTTGGTGGTGCTGATGCTGACTTACCCATTATTTACCCCTAGAAACCGGCAATTTTCTCGTGCCAATGTCAAAAATATAATATCGCCATCCGGTGCTGCATCTTTAACCCTTGCTTCTTCAACAAAACCCATCTTAGTAACTAATTTTAGGCTTTTTGCATGGGTACTGCTCACCGGAACAATAATCTTTTTTACCTTACAAAATTCAAAAGGATAGCTAAATATCGCTTTTAAATACCCTTTTGTAATGCGTCCTTCAATTGCTATGTGACACACAATTGAGGCTTTGTTCCAATTCTCGTAAATCACGCCTGCAATAATCTGACCATCATGCTCTAACCCAATTGCCTGCGACCCATCTGCAAAATATTTACCCTGTACTCGCTCTGCTACCCAATGACCAATTGCATCACCTTGGACTATATGCCAGCCCAACCTTGTTGGTACACAATGTCCGTCGATGCCCATAGAATTGTCGTTCCTTGAGAGGCAGTTTTAAATTGTGTTGCAGCGCAATAACCTATGCCAGTCACGCCTTGCCAATTGTTTGTGATGACTGTATCTGTAGCCCAATAGCCAACATCCCACAAAGCAACGTCCCATTTAGCAGCAACTTGTGGGCTAAAACTTAGCGCCGCAGTCGTATCTGCCAAATCAAAATCCATATTTAAACCAATAAAAATTGACGGTACGCCGTTGGTAAATATCGACGGTCTAGCTCTAGTAAAATATTTTTTTACCCCACGGGCATCAAAGTAGTTAAATGCTTGCAACGCATAGCCATTTATATCGCTTGTGTCATTGGCGTAATTGTCATCCCAAGCGTGGGCAACAAATCCGTTACCACCCCAATAAGGCTCATTGTCAAAGATTGTCCAACAGTTAGCATACTGGCCTGTAAAGTTGCACCAGGCTTTAGTGATGTTATTCATCACATATTGCTGTTGTTGTCCTTCTTGAACTGGCACATTGACCGTTAAAGCATTGTGTTTAGGATCAAAACTAATATCCCAACCAAAATTCTCGCCATAAGACTGAGTTGCGGCAGAAAATGCGCCCTGAATCTTGTCCGATAATGCAATTCGTGGGTCAAGCCTTGATGACTGCAAACTAGCTGCAAGTGGATAAAGACCGTTATAAGTGAGGATAATCATATCCCCGCCATACTTCATCAGGCATCGTTTGCCAACAGGCTTACCAATGCGCCAAACGCCCACCAAAGCAAATTTGGTGCTATCTGATGGGTCAGTACCCGAATAAACAATAACCTCGCCATTGGACGTTATAAACACTAAGTTATCGTCTACGCCGTAACCCGCATCAATTGTCCAAGTACCCGCTGCGACCAAATAGCCGCCGAGCTGGGCAACCGCACTCATGTCAATGTATGCTGCTGCACCTGCAATACTCAAAGTTGGCAAATAATATGCTTTCAATGTTGAGGCTTGCGTAAACCAAACTTGGTTTTTAAACGTAGTGATATTGCTAAACGTTGAAGCAGTCACACCGGTAATGGTTGGATTTGTCCAGTTTGTACCGTCATAAAGCAATGGTGCATCAACGCCGTTTACGGCATACAAATAACCACCAGCAGGCGTTGTGACGTTAGTGTATTCCCACTTTGCGTTGCTTAAACCCGTCTTTACAGCTGCGCCAACAGCACCGCCAGTTGTGCAGTCATAAATGGACGTGTTTGCAATTGCAAATAATTTATCTGTTGCACCGCTTGAATAACCCATCAAAGTCTGAACTTGACCTGTGATGCCGGTAGAATATTTTGTGTATCCTCCACGCAACACCACATTGTTTACCGTAGGGAACAAATTTGTTAATTGAACGGCATCGAGCGTATCCATGTTTGCAATGGAATCCCGCACGTTCCAACCACCGATAGGCGCTGGCAACGATTGAACACGAGCCGCTGTGCCTTGGACGAGTCGGCTTGCCATTAGTTTGTTCCGTATCCGGTATCGGGGATGTTATCGTAACCAATCAAGACTGTGCCTGGGCGTGGTGCAAACGACAAATTAGCCGCCGACATATCTTGCGCCCGAACAACCTCAAATTCCTCAATGTAGTTGCGATACATCGCCGTGGTATCAAAGCCTTTAGCCTCGAAATACTTGAGCTTGGTAGCCAGTACCATAAGCCGGTCAGGATAAATACAAGTATCTGTGTCGGCAGTAAAAGATGTTTTTACAACGCCTGTGTCCGACAATGCCCAACCATTTGACCGATATTCGTAGCCAAGCAATTCGTTAGTTGAAACACCAGGCCAAATTTGAAAGTATTTACCAAGCAAACGATAGCGAATCCGTGGGCCGGTTGAGATAAAACCAGACAACAGCCATTCCCATTGTTGTGCGCTTTCAGGGCCAAGCATTTCCCAATGTTTCGATTTGTCCCAATGGGTGCGTGGAACGGTTGATTCGTAATCTGAGGGTAATGCGTACTTCACCTTTTCAAAAGTGATCGTAGCCCCTGTATACGTACCTGTAGATGGCAAATTAACCGTTACTTGCGTGGCTGAATCAACCGACTCGATATAACAAGCGTTTGAAATGCCGTTACCCACCACTTGATACGTTGAATCAAGCCCAGCAGTCGATGGGATGCCGGTGATGGTGTAAGTGTCTAGCGTCACGTTACCCGTTGTTTGGGTATAAACCGTGGTAAATGTGTATTGTTTCGTTAATTGCCGCCAGTCATGCTTTCTTAAAAACTCATAACCGGCAGCGTTCATTAACGCCAAGATTTGAATTACATCTTGGTTGGTATTTGATGCCACAGTAGTTGGCGTTGATACCCCAAGCTCGTTAGTGACTTGGGTTACTAGCTGTAGCATCGTTGATGACATTTAGTCCTCTTTTTTTGGCCTCCCAACCTTCTTTTCTGATAACTGAGCCATCAAAGCCGCCATTTGCTCTTTTACTTCAGCAAGCTCTTGCTTTGTTTTTTCAATTTCAGTTTGACTTGAAGATTGGTTTTTAACTTGTAAATAACGCCTAGCCTGCTCTCGCAAGCCCACCGCACCCATGCCAATACGCTGCAATTGGCTATCAGTTGCAGTTGCAACTTGCTCAACGGTCTGAAACTTAAAGATTTGCAATTCTGCCATCTGCATATCATTAAAGTTTTCAGGATCGTCTTTTACCCATTGGCTCAAAGGCACACCAATAACTTCTGCGTTATTGTTCTGCATTTGAAAATGCAACCATTGACGAGCAAAACGTTGTTTATGATCTTCCCGAACGGGTTGGTCAATAATCGTCGTTTTATCGCCTGGCACTATGATTCTAACAAACGGCTTTTCTTTGTACGGCTCTTTATCGTAAACATAGAACTCTACGTGTAGGTGAGAATCTGCGTTATGAATATCGCTGTCTAAAGCCAATTTATGCCCCTGTGATTGAAACCCATGTAGTTGCGGAAGTTGCTGCCAACAGAATTGTTTTTGCTGTTGCAACCGTTACGCTTGATGCAGCTGCGTTAATTGTGCTGCTTGTATTGTACGGATAAATTGTAATTGTTTGACCAGAATCATTACGAATAAT